CAAGATCTTGACGCTATCGAAGAAGAGATTGAAGAAGTTGAAGAAGCAATCTCAGACGAGGAAGTAGAAGATTTTGTTAGTGATATTGAAGGCGACGAAGAAGGCATGTCTCTAGAAGACGCAGGTGAAGAACTTGACGACGCTATGGACATGGAAGACGAAGACATGGGTGACGACGAAGGCGATGCCGACGAAGAAACCGATGAAAGAATTAGTGATCTAGAAGCTGCATTTGATGAACTTCAAGCAGAATTCGACAAGTTAATGGCTGAAGTTGGTGACGACGAAGGCGATGACATGGAAGATGACATGGAAGACGAAATGGAGCCAGAAATGGAAGAATCCGTTGAGTCAGACGAAGAAGCAGTTGAAGAGTCAGAAGAAGCAGAAGAAGATCTAGAAGAGTCAGAAGAAGACGTAGTTGCTGAAGGCGCTGAGTCAGATCTAAAACCAGTAAGTGTTTCACATAGTGCTGTTACAGATCATAGCCCAGTTGCTAAAGGTGGTGCACCAACAGGTGACGCACCTAACGCAGGCGCAATGTCATCAGGTGGTGCATCTGAAGGCAAAAAGCCAGCAGTTAAAATGGATCAGCAAACTACAAGACCAAACCTTAAAAAGGCTTAATGGTAAATTAAAATGACTTATCTAAGAGAACACTTGACATTTGACCAAGCTCGTATTGTAACTGAGACTGATGCAGAAGGCAAGAATCTATACATGAAGGGTATTTGCATCCAAGGTGGTGTAAAGAACGCTAACAAACGTGTATATCCTGTCTCTGAAATTCAAGCCGCGGTATCAACATTAAATGAGCAGATCAATCAAGGTAACTCAGTACTAGGCGAAGTTGACCATCCAGACGATCTTAAGATTAACTTAGATCGTGTTTCCCACATGGTTACAGAAATGTGGATGGATGGACCTAACGGTTATGGTAAACTTAAAGTCCTACCAACACCAATGGGTAACTTAGTTAAAACAATGCTTGAGTCGGGTGTTAAATTAGGAGTTTCATCCAGAGGAAGCGGTAATGTCCGTGAAGCCTCTGGCGATGTTTCAGATTTTGAAATCGTTACTATTGATATAGTAGCACAACCAAGTGCTCCAGACGCATATCCAACAGCAATTTATGAAGGTCTCTTAAACATGAGAGGCGGACATAGAGTGTTGGAGGTAGCGGCTGAAGTGCGTGAGAATCAAAAAGCGCAAAAATACTTAAAGGAAAGTATTTTGCGTCTCATAAAGGACCTAAAAATTTAGGAGAGCATTATGTTAGACGTATTCAAACCACTTATCGAGAACAATATTATTTCTGAGGAAGTTCAAGCAGAACTAACAGAAGCTTGGGAAGCAAAGTTGGCGGAAGCCACTGAGCAAAACAAGGCTGAGTTACGCGAAGAATTTGCACAGAGATATGAACACGATAAGGAGGCGATTGTCGAAGCCCTAGATACAATGGTTACAGATTCTCTAAAACAAGAAATCAACGAATTTGTAGAAGATAAGCAAGCACTACTAGCTGAGCGAGTAGCATACAAGACAGCAGTAACAGAGCATGCCGATATTCTAAGCAAGTTCGTAACAGAGAATCTAGCAACTGAAATGAATGAGTTCCGTGCTGACAGAGGCACACAGGCTCAAACAATGCAGAAACTAGAAGATTTCGTAATCAAAGCATTAAGCGAAGAGATTGTTGAATTCAACGAAGACAAGAAGGACGTAGTTGAAACAAAAGTAAGACTAGTAGCAGAAGCAAAAGCAAAACTAGCCGAACTTAAGAAAACATTCATTGAGCGTAGTGCTAAGATGGTTGAGGAGACTGTCACCAAGACAATTAAGGGTGAGATGTCACAACTTAAAGAAGATATTCAAAGTGCTCGTGAGAATAACTTTGGACGTCAATTATTTGAAGCTTTTGCCGCGGAGTATGCTCATTCATATTTGAACGAGAATACAGAAGTTGCAAAACTTAACAAACAACTTTCAGAGATGGAAGGGGTATTGGCAGAAGCCAATAAAACAATAGAAGAAAAAGATGCACTCGTAGAGGCAAAAATGAGTGAAATCAGAATCATTAATGATCAAGCAAGCAGAAAGGACGTTCTTTCACAACTACTTTCACCTTTGGCGAAAGAGAAGAGAGAAGTAATGGAAAGCCTACTTGAGTCAGTACAAACTGAAAAACTTAAAGCATCTTTTGACAAATACCTGCCAGCAGTTATTAATGGTGATGGCACTGGTATTAAACGCCAACTTACAGAAGGTTCAGTAAAGAAGGAAGTAACTGGTGATCGTAAGGTTGTTACTGAAGAGAAACAACAAGAAGAAACACAAGCAAAATCCAACATTATTGACTTGAAGAAGTTAGCAGGATTATAAATTTATAATTAAGGAGTTTAGGAGACTAAAAATGTCAGAACTATTAAATGAAAACTGGAGCGAAACTAAAGACGCACTACTAGAAGGTCTTTCAGGTACAGCTCGTAGTACAATGGCAGTAACTCTAGAGAATACAAAAAACTATCTAGCAGAGGCTGCAACATCCGGCGCATCAACATCAGGTAATGTTGCTACACTTAACCGCGTAATTTTACCAGTAATCCGCCGCGTAATGCCATCAGTAATTGCTAACGAAATCGTTGGTGTTCAACCAATGGCAGGTCCAGTAGGACAAATTCACACATTGAGAGTACGTTATGCTGACGCATTCA